CTCACCGAGTGAGGGCCAAGCAGCACTGTCGTGTACTGGCCCGTCGCACTCGTCGTGATCGAATAGGTTGCTCGCCCACGTAAAACGGTGTATGGGCCCAAAGAGATCGGAGGAGGTATGTGTGTGTTGAACCGTGCGTCCACCGCTGCCACAATGCCGCCAATCTTCGATGTCTTGCCCTGTTTCTGACTCACTCGTTGCATCAAGCGGCCAGGGGCCCGTAAACGTGAAGCAGCCAACCTGGTAGTGCGCCGGAGAGGCCTCCCTTTCAAAGCCGACTTCTTGACCGTCAGGCCGCGTCTCTTCCATGCGGCTGCAGTCCTTTTCGGCGCCTTGGCCATCCCTGTGTACTACACCAGCGGATAATCCTCCCCCAACGCGCGAGCGTGCAACGCTCAGCGGTGCGTCTGGCGGGGACGACGGACACTTATCACCTTGGAGATCCGCCAGAACGCATGCGATTTTCATGCAACCCAGATTTCGGGTAACCCTGTTTCGGGAATTGAATTCAAGCTCCTAACCGGTTGTTGATTGTTGGTTTGCTCGGGGCCTCGAGCACTCACAGCAGCGCATTGGCGGCTGTCACACGGTGTTTAGTGCGGGCCGTAACCTCCCGCGTCCCATTTGGTAGGAATAGGATGCAACTTAATGCATTGCGCACTTCGCTCGGACAACGAAACGCGTGATCCAGGTGGGCCAACAAAATGAAGGCAACAAACGCACAATGGTTCCTTGGAGCCGGCATGCTAGCCGTAATGAACCTGCACGTGCAGAATAAGTACATCCGCGCCACCCTTCGGGGAAAAATCCTAATTCCCTAACGCCACTTTACAGTGCTCTCCCAAGCACCAACCCCACCGGATGGATAGTGACGTCCCCTCACCGCTCAGGCGCTACCCTGACCAGGCTGTTCACCGAAATACCCTCGGCTACTCAGGCATGAGGCATCCTTCGCGCGTCTCCCCATTTCGCTAACGCGCTAGTACGAGGCGCTTGGGCCATCCCAAGCTAGCTAACCCCGCACACGGAAATCTTAGCTGTGCAACGTCCGCAGTCCGTTGTCCACGTCAACCATCGGGCAAGAAGTCAACGTGTGTCGCACAAGCCCCGGGCGCATAGTGTCCATACGACCCCGGTCTAGCGTTCGCCCTCACCAACAAACAAAACTGAATTAGTCATGCATGGACAGTTCAATGTGGTTCGGTTGTGTCACCCGCAAGTGAAGTACAACTCAAGGACCCCCACACGAATTGCCACTGCCCTAGAGTTGTTCCACCAACTTTCGAGCGAGCTCCGGGACTTATGCAAAATGCGGCCCCCCCGCAGCGCCCTAAGGCGCCGCCTCCTTGCGCCAACCACGCGGCATGTGGCTGCGCAAGTCCGCGCCATGGACTTTGAAGTCCATGTCTGTGCACATTGATGCCCATTCAAGGTCAGTGCACGGTCCAGCTGACGCAATAGCCAACGCCTGCCAGTTGCCGTTCCCGCGCTCCAAAGCGGGAAAAGCACCCATTGACAGCCGCTGCACCGCGTCAAGGCACGGCGTATCACCAAAAGCCGAAAAATAGTACTCGCGCACGGCATCATTCCTGACTGTCGTAGCTGCGCCTTCCTCATTCGCACGGAACATGTTCCGGCAAAAGTACCACATTGGCTCCAAGTGTTTGAAATTGTACGCCATCGTTTTCGCGAAGATACGGTTACACAATTTGAACTCCGCATCCGTGACCTTAGTCGTCGACCACTGCTTCGTGTTCAACAACCGGAAAATCTCCGGGCACATAACGCATTCGCCAGTCTTCGGGTGTTCTGCGGATTTCTCAAAAACGATCTTGTTGTCGCGCCCCAGCGCATCAAAACCGACAAAACGGAGGTAAAACTCCCCTTCCGTAGGCTTGAACAACAATTTCGGGTTCCATCCGTAGCGACGCATGAACTCTTCGCAAAGCGTGCCGAACGCATCGGTCTTCGCTTCCTCGAGTCTCCCTGCCGTGTCGTCACCTTCAAAAGCCAAACGCGCCAAGTACTTCTTCCCGTCACGCGCCGAGATGTAGAAAATGCCCTTACCATTCGTCTTGATCATCTGCTTAACCGTACGAGTGATCTCCCCTTGATTAGGAGCACACAAGAACGTCAGCCAGCAGAGAAGGTTCTGAAAGAAATTGCCTGATGAAGTGAGCCTATCGCCAGACTCACGAATCGTTCGCGGCAACTTGATCTTAAGGGTCCTTTTCTCGCCAGTTTCATCGACGAACCTCATCCGCCATGTCACTGACTTGTCTCGGTCGTTCACCACACGATCGAATAGGCCTTGCAGCTCCTCCATTCCCAAAACGCGAGCGATCTTCTTCAAGATCCGCTGTTCTGCGCGCTTCAAGAACTCGCTGATGCCGTACTCGAATGCTGTCAAGTCATTCTCCACAAATCGACCTCCTTTCTCGAAGTCATTCAAATTGGCAAAAATGTGATTTAAAGCCTCACTCTTGGGCTTGTGCTTGATCGTCATGTTGCTGAGCGCATCAAACATCACCTCTTCAAACACCCACGCCACCTTCGCGAGTGCTGCCAACCTGATCTCTTTGTGGTTGTTGATAGCGCGAGGTTTCGCCTTCGTTGAAACCTCCGCCTTGACAAAAGCGTCCACCACACGGCTGTACGATTCTCCATTCCCTGGAGTCTCGTCCAGTGCCGCCTGCATCACATTCTCGCACTGCTTCTTGCCGAACTTCTTCGGAAATGTGCTGTAGTACGTGTCAAAGCTCGTCGCCTTGCTCCGTATCGCACTCTCCGAGAACAGCTCCGAATCAAGAGCGTTCAAGACCATGTCACGCGTAAGCAGCTCCGCCGGTGTTAGGGTCACTTCACCTACCCCAACATTACGCATGCCTTCGCCAGACTCGAG